AAACACGAATCATTTTCATTATTGACTTTGAGTCCGCCCCTTAGTAAGGTCATAGGCCTACCAACAAGGAGTGCAAATGACAAAAGTCAAATATTTATCGAAAAGAGTGAGTAACAGGGGAGTTGTGACTTGGAGAGCAAATCCAAGTAAGGCTTTAAGGGATTCTCTTTTAATTACAAACGAAACCTTCGATCATTTGGAGGATGCCGTATTTCGGTGTCGTCAAATGGACGAGGAATACAAAAACTATCTTGACGGAAAACATCCACAGATAAGTAAAGATGAAAACACCGTGGCTGGCTTTATTCGGTTCTATAAAACATCACTTACTTATGAGAACTTAGCCCGTAACAGTAAGGTGGCGTATGATTCTTTATTTCGACAGGCTTGTTTAACTAAAATCGGTGAAAGTCGGACGTTTTTTGGTGAGATGCTATTGAGAAACGTGGATAGCCAGTTTACGGAGACACTATACAAACAAGTGCGTGATACATATAGCCAGCACAGGGCTACACATATGTGTAAGGTACTTAGGCGGCTCTTTATGATTGCTTTAAAGCATCAAAAAGTGCGTATGAACCCCTTCGCTAAGATGGGATTAAAGGGAATACCTTCTAGAGTAGTTTTATGGGAAAAGGAACAAGTGTTCCACTTTATTAACACCGCTGATAAGATGGGATTTAGTTCTATAGGTACAATAGCTTTGATGTGCTACGACACTTGCCAGAGAGTAAGTGACATGAGACTTTTAACGTGGGGTAATTTTGATGGCACTAGTTTTCGGTTTAAACAAAAGAAAACTGGAGTAGAAGTGGACCTTCAACTTTCACCTAGATTGCTTGAAAGGATCGAAACATTAACAAGAGGTGAACCAACTAATAAGATTGTAATCTGTGAGACTACAGGCAATCATTATTCGGACAACAGACTATATAATAAGTATGCCCAGAGAATACGCATAGAGGCTGGCTTACCGTCTGAATTAAAACTAATGGACTTACGACGTACAGGTGCTACGGAGATGGCAGAGGCTGGCTGTACAGAAGACGAACTCAGATCAGTCACGGGCCATCTGTCTAGAAACATACTGTCTACTTATGTACGACCTACCAAGAAAATGGCTACAACGGGTCTTATGAAGAGATTTGGATAAGGAGAGATAATTATATACATTTACATAGCAATGCATTGTCTTGGTAGTATTTTACTAATGGAGATGATGGTGGACTATAAAGTGCCAAAAGGAAACATAGTTGTTACAGCTATATTTTGGCCCCTGATAGCTGTTTCGACAACACTGGAAATTCTTTATTTAAAAGTTACAGGAAAATATTAGTGATTCGGTTTTAAATACGACAAATAAATCACTAAAATCTAAAAAAATGCTCATTTCGTTACCAAAAGTTACCATTACCACGATTTGGGCATTTTTTAAAAATAAAATCCAATGAAAACAATAACTTGGTTGCGGGGGTAGGATTTGAACCTACGACCTTCAGGGTGGTTGGTTCTCCTTTAAAATCAATGACTTAATAGGGATACGAGGTGTTAGGCCCATAACTTACACTAATTAAGTGGCTTGACTAATAATTCTCCAGTGTTATAAGTGAGGACCGCTCTGTGGGTCCGAACTACCCATACATGAGTGGCTCAACTATTTACTCAATGAGGTGAACTATGAAGAAGAAGATAAAAAGATGGCTTAGATTAGAAAGATGGGAGTGCAACCGATTACTAGATGAGTGGGGTGTTAACAAAGCACCTGAAATGGAACTACAAGTAATCCAAGGCAGACTAGATCTTGCGGTAGAAATTATGACTAAGATTGAGATGCTGGAAGAGGCAAACGAATGGAATGGAAACGAGTGGAAAAGTAAGGAGAGAACTTAAATGTGGAATAAAGTATTCGTAGAAAAAAAGTTATACCTTAAACTCACTCCTACTATGGTTGGTAAATACATCATAGACGCTAAAGCTGGGATACGAAATCAATTTGGTATTACATTAAATGGTTCTGATAAATACGTTAATGCCGTCTTTGCTAAATCATTCTTAGATTATCCAGACGGAGAAGAAGTAAAGATTAAATTCTACAAAACCAAACGAGGTGATCAGCGTATGAGCATACCTAAATTGAGAAAGTATGCAGACGTTGGAGATTACGTCTGGTTTGCAGAACGTCCAAACATTCCTACTGGAGAATCTCCTGTCTTTCTCATATACGTTTCTCCAGAACTTCCAGTAGCCTAAAATGTTTAGTAGATCTGAACAACTGGAGTTAATCCAAAACATCACTTTAAGAGAGGGTGACAGGCTTACGCTTGATTGCCCTTTCTGCGGTGGAAGAAAGAAGTTTACTATTTCCCGTACTAGTAACGGTAAAATCCTTTGGAATTGTTTTAAAGCGTCGTGCTTTGCTAAAGGTGCATATTATACAAATAGGTCCATAGACAGTTGTAGACGAGCCTTAGATAAGTCTCCTGTTATTGAGTCACCTAACAAATCAAAGGCTTTGCCCACAATTATATCTAACGTCGAACATCACTTAGAGGCTATAACCTACCTAAAAAAATGTAATAGTTATGAGGCTTACGTTAATAAACTTATAGATATTAAGTATTCCCCTATTGACAAGAGAGTTGTTTTTTATAATAAGACTTACTTAGGTGCAATTGGAAGGGCTTTATATAATCAAATGCCAAAATGGGTGAGCTACGGAGATACAAAAGATCTGTTTGCAGTTGGAACAGGTTCTACGGCTGTTGTAGTAGAAGACGTACCTTCCGCCTGTAGTGTATCAAGACTTAAAGAGTTTACTGGAATTGCACTTTTAGGAACATCTATAAACATACAGAAGTGTGTGCAGTTAAAATCATTTAAAAAAGTAATTGTTGTTCTTGATGCTGACGCAAGTAGCAAGGCAATAAATGTTTCTAAGAAAATTAACAATTTTGTAACGAGTGTGGTGCGTATGACTAAAAAAGATTTAAAAAACCTGAGTGAGCGAGAGATAAGAGGGGTAGTGTCATGAAGTATAATATAAAACCTTTAACCGTGTATCGAGTCGGATTTATCCTTTACGGCGGCGGATATTGTTATCTTAAAAAGTCAGCTTGGTGTAACAATCAAACCGCTCCTCCGAAACCCAACATATAATTTAATTATTAATTAGTAGCCAGTGAATGACTTCGCAAGCTAGTAATAGGTAACTTTATTAAGGATTAGTTTGTGAAAAAACCAATAAACATAAATTATTTACGTTGGAAAACGATATTTAAAAGGCCAAATGTACCACGCCCGTGGTGAAATTTTTGGTATGAATATCTTTTGCACATCAAAAGGATTTACAATGAAAGCAAGAGGAATAGTCATAATTGATTATGATATAGATGGTGGCTTCAGAGAAGTTGCTGACGAACAAGATAAACTTGAAGGAGCAATAGCTAGTATTACAAAAGGAAATAAAAGAGTGGTGTTTCATCAAGTCGCAATGAAAGAAAGAAGGGGTGACGTTCCACCCGACATTGAGAAAATGAAATTTAGATCAACTTAATTAGTAAAGCCCCTTAATTGGGGCTTTATTGTTTTTAAGAATCATGCTAACAGAGTGGCACAACTATTTATATTGAGGTGCAAATGTTAGAATCAAAACTGTTAAGTACTATTCTTAAAAATCAATTTTATAACGAGAATAAAGTACTATTAAAAGACAGCCTATTTAGCGACGAATCACGGGTAATCTTTAACACTATTAAAAATGCCCATGAAAAATACCAAAAGGACATAACTGTTGATGACGTTATGGCTTTATACACAATTAATAATCCTGTGGCTACAGAGGCGGATTTAAATGCTACAAGAGACATAATAGAATCTATTGCCAGCGTCCCCTCTCTTACCAAAGAAGTTGCAGTGGATGTTCTTAGAGAGCTTATACAGCAAGAGAAGGGTAGAGAACTTGCAAATCTAGGAATACAAATCTCTGAAGGAAATTATGAAAATTGGGATAAGGTGCTACGTCTAGGTTCTTCTGCTAAAAATGAAATGATGGAAGATGAGTTTGGTGAGGCTTGTACGGATGATCTTGAAGACCTTCTTTACGAAACATCAAACGAAAATCGCTACAAGTTTAATCTAAGAACTTTATCAAGTCACGTTTACGGCATTGGTCCTAGCGAGTTTGGTATTTTGTTCGCCACCAGCGAAACAGGTAAGACGGCACTTGCCGTGTCACTCTGCGTTGCTCCGAATGGTTTCTGCCAGCAAGGTGCAAAGGTACTATATATAGGAAATGAGGAAAAGGTTAAACGAACTAAGTTAAGAGCCTACCAAGCCTATACTGGTATGACCCGTGAGGAGATAACAAAAGATTCACTCAAAGCGGTTACACAGTATGCCAACATAAAAGATAACCTTATTATGAAAGACACACAGGAGTGGTCTTTATTTAAGCTAGAAGCTTATGTTGATTACATTCAACCCGATATTGTGATCATTGATCAGGCCGACAAGGTCCAACTTGAAGGTAAATATAATGCCAGCCATGAAAAGTTAGCAGAGCTATATAGAAGGTTACGAGAGCTTGCTAAAAAGTCATCCTGTGCCGTCATTGCTTTAAGTCAGGCCTCAGCGGAAGCTGAAAACGTAACCCGTTTAAGTTATACGCTTATGGCTGGCTCTAAGATGGGCAAGGCTGGTGAGGCTGATATAATCTTAGGAGTAGGGAGACACTCTGGAGAGACTGACGACGGCCAGCAAGACAACACCCGTTTTATAACCGTCAGCAAGAATAAACTATCTGGTTATCACGGCACTATTATATGCCAGATACAACCAGAGGTATCCCGATATGTTGAGTGATATAATTGTATTGGATGCAGAAACTACGGTTGATCGAAAAGAAGATGGAGTTATCGACAATTCTGCTAAAAACCCGAAAAATAAATTGGTGGCACTTGGTTGGTGGACAGAAGAATACGGGTACGAACATTCTGTATTTCATCACCTTGAGAAAGAGACTCCAGACAGTCGTTCTCTCTTGGACTCTAGGCTTGCGGCTAAAAAGATTTTGGTCTGCCATAACGCCAAGTTCGATACATTGCAGTTACTTGAAAGAGGTTTCAAACTTCCTGAAACGATTTACTGTACTATGATTGGTGAGTATTTGTTTGCTAGAGGGCAGATGAATATTTCAAAGTCATTAAAAGAGACTGCCGTGCGACGGCGAGTGACGCTCAAAAAGTCTGACCTTGTGGATGCGGAGTTTAAAGCTGGGAAAGGCTTTGAAGAAATAGAATTAGCTAAAGTTCTAGAATATTTAGAGGCGGACGTTTTGTCGTGCCGTGATATTTACGTCGAACAGCAACGGGATTTGGAAACGCAATACAACAAAGGTTTAAAACCAGAGTTTGATCTTTCGATGGATATGCTTCAGTTTCTCGTCGAGATTGAACGAAATGGTATTAAAATTGATATGCCCACCCTTCTAGAGGTTGAGCGTGATTATGTTGCTGAGAAAACAGAAATTCAATCTCGTCTAAAAGAACTTGTTGAGCAAGTGATGGGGGATACTCCTATTAATTTACAATCAGGGGCAGACCTCTCGACTGTTATATATAGTCGCTCTGTTATTGATCGTGAGGTCCACAGAAATATTTGGAATATTGGTGTAAACCCCCAAGGTAAGCCTTTACCAGCCCCTCGCATGAATGATCGAAAATTTGTTGATTCTGTAAGAGCAACCACAAGGAAAGTTTATAAAACTGTGGCCCATACTTGCAAAGTCTGTAACGGCAAGGGGGTTATTCAAAAGTACAAGAAAAATGGTGACCCGTACAAGAATATATCTAAGTGTACCATGTGCGATGGGCTTGGTGCTATCTATGTACCCCAAAGTGAATTAGCTGGCTTGCGGCTTGCCCCGTTATCCCCACGTGATGCCTCTATCAACGGCTTTAAGACTGATAAAATTACTCTTAATAAGCTGACAAGCCGTGCGAATGAATTAAATAAGCCAATTGCAGTTGAATTTATCACTAAAATTATAAGGCTTCATGCAATTAATACTTACTTAGATTCTTTTGTAGTGGGCATTAAGAGGTGGACCAGAGAAACTGGACTTATTCACTCTGAGTTCAATCAAACAACGACAAGAACAGGTAGACTGAGTTCAACTAGACCAAATTATCAAAATCAACCTAAAGGCAATAAGTTTCCTGTTAGAAAGGCTGTTGTCAGCCGATTTGAGAACGGAAGTATAGTTGAGTTTGATTATTCAGGGCTTGAGTTTAGGGTGGCTGGCATCCTGTCAGGCGACAAACAAATTGAAGAAGATATCGCCAATGGCAAAGATATCCATAAGCAGACGGCTTCAATTGTTTTACAAAAACCAGCTTTAGAAGTAACTAAAGACGAGAGATCACGTTATAAGTATGCAACTTTCGCTCCTCTCTATGGCGGAATGCTGACCACAGAACCACCTCACGTTCAAAAATATGTTAAGGAGTTCTTTAATGTATATAAGGGGCTGGCAGAGTGGCATATTAAGTTAAAAGAAGGTGTTGTAAGTAATGGTTTAGTTACTACACCATCTGGGCGACAGTTCTATTTTCCTAACGTGAAGAAGTTTAGAAATGGGCGAGTAAGTCAGTCTACCCAAATTGTTAACTTCCCGTGTCAAAGTTTTGCGACTGCTACGATTGTTCCCCTATCGTGCGTCAGAGCATTAAAGAAATTTAAAGAGTTAGACCTAAAGTCAAAACTGATTTTAACTGTGCATGATTCTATTGTGGTGGACTGCCACCCAAGTGAAATAGACCAAGTAAAAAAGGCTTTGGTGTGGTCGATGCGAGATATTACACCAGAGATAAAAAAGCGGTTTGACTATGACATATCGATACCCCTCGATGTAGAAATGTCAGTTGGAAAAAACTGGATGGAAATATCTGAAGTGCCACTTGACTAAGCCACTGTATTAGTTTAAAAACGAATCACAACTATTTACAGGAGACAGTATGTCAACAGAACTACAAGAAATAAGTATTGGTGGCGACGAGCTTAAAGACTTTGCAGAATTGCTTGGAATTGGGGAGTCAAAGAGTGAGTTATTTCCTATCGTAAAAATAACAACTAAGGGTAGAGATGCACAAGGCCGTGAAATCGGTAGAGGTATGCTTTGGCTAAAAAGCAACGAGCTTGAGCCAGTCTATGCAAAGACTATGAAGATTAGGCCCTTGAGCAACGTATACCAGTACACCCATTGGGATGATATAAAAGGTGAGAATGTTAATTCAACAATCCAAAGCCCAACCTTTAAGAATGAATTTAGGGACCGTTTAGGAACCTTGAAATGCGGTAGGCCAGACAATTGGTATGGTAGACCTGATGATGAAAAGAAGAAGTGGTCAGGCATAAAGTGCAACCGAATTATTCGTGCAATTGTTACCTATACAGGTAAGGATGCGGACGGAAATGAAGTGACAATTGAGAACAAACCTGTTATAATATTTAATAAGTCTAGTAACTTTGGACAGTTCGACGATCAGTACCTTAAAGTACTCCCTAGACAGAAAAAATTATATGATTATTGGGTTGAAGTATCCGTAAAAGATCACTCAAATGGTGGCCTTGAGTATTATACAATGGAGTATAAGCCTGATTTCAAGGTTCCCGTTTCCATGGACCAGATGACCTTAGATACACTAAGAGTCATTGTTGATGTTATTAAAACAGGTAATGCGTCTGTTAATAAGGACTACGCAACTGCCATTCAACAAAGATCCATGTCAGTCAATGCGATGGAAGCGATTGCCGAAAGCGAACTTTCAGAGCTAGAACAGGATATGGTGTGATTGAAGCACAATTAGAGCTTGCTTCATCCCGTCTCTCAAATCAAAAGTTTGATGAACTCGACATAAAAGAAGAGTTTATTGAAGATGCTGTTGCTGAGTTTCGGGATGCTTTAAAGCGTCAGCTTACTCCAAGAGAACCGAAATTTAGGTTACGAATGTCTAATATCGGAAAACCCCGTTGCCAACTCCAAAAGGAGAAGGCTGGGGCAACCCGAAACGATATGCCCTACAACCACTGGATGCGTATGGTTCATGGGGATATTACAGAGATTCTTCAGACATTTCTTTTGAGGATATCTGGGGCAGATGTTACTGGTGGAAAACAAAAAGTAGCGTTGAAGCTGGGAAAGTATACTGTCGAGGGTGAAGATGATATTCACATTGATGGTAAGGTTTATGATATAAAATCTTCGGCTCCTTGGGCGTTTGCAAACAAGTGGTCAAAAGGTTTTGATTCTTTAAAGGAGTCTGATGACTTTGGTTATATACCCCAGCTAGTAGGTTACTCTAAGGGTCAAGACAAGGACACTGGTGGATGGATTGTTATGGACAAGTCCACGGGTGGTATGAAAGTTGTCGAATGTGATTTAACTCCAGAGGAAGAAACTGAAATTCTTTCTCGAATGGAAGAGACTGCCAAAATACTAGATGAAGATAGGCCTTTTAAGAAGGGCTTTGAGTTAGAAGACGAAACCTTTAGACGGGTTCCTACAGGGAAAAAGAAGCTGGCTATGACTTGTACGTTTTGTCAGTTCTTATCGTCATGCTGGCCCGATGCTGAGTTGCGTCCACAAACAAAAAGCCAAGCCCAAAACCCACGAATGGTGTGGTATGCGGAATGAAAACACAATCTGCAAAGGCGAAAGGACGAAAGCTACAGCAATTCGTCAGGGATATGATTCTAGGTGTTTTTAAACAGCATTTGGAAAAAGACGATGTTAAGTCAACTTCCATGGGTGCTGGTGGAGAAGATGTTCAGTTATCTCCCTTGGCCCGAAAGTACTTTCCCTACTCTGTTGAGTGTAAGAGCAGAAACAATATAGCTATTTACCAGTGGTACGACCAAGCCAAGGTAAATTGCCCGACTTTTTCTGAGCCAATGCTGGTTGTTAAAGCAAATAATAGAAGTGCTTTAGTGTGCATTGAGGCCGAACATTTTTTTAATCTTATTGGAGATTTCCAAAGGGAGCGTGACAATGAAAGTTGAGTTAAAACCGAATACAGGTGTGGTTATGATTGGTGAGCATGGTATTACAATTGACCACTATTTTTTAAAAGATTATCCTGAAGAAAAGGCGGAGACTATAGTCGAGCTTCTCAAAGGTATAGTTGGATTAGTAGAGTACGCACCTGAACTTGTAGTTAGAATGAGCGACTTTGCCTTTGAAGAAGGTTTTCCAACCACAGGTGGTTTTATAGAGTCTGACGATGTGAGCTTTGAGCCAGACCCCAAATTAGTAAAAGCAATGAAGGCTCAAGAAGATCTTGCTGAAAAAGTTATAGACTTTTCTAAAATCTTAACTTCAAGGAGAAAGCATTGATGGATTCGATGGAACCACTCCATGAGGTAAATCAACAGTATGACAATGATACTGACCTAGTAAATCATCCCCCTCACTATAATCAGTCAGGCATTGAGTGCATAGACGCAATTGAGGCTTGTCTGGGTCCAGAAGGGTTTGAAGCGTACTTGAAGGGAAACGTCATAAAGTACTTGTGGAGAGAGCGTTATAAGGGCGGCACACAAGATATCAAAAAAGCGATTTGGTATAACGACAAGCTGGCCTTGACTAGAAAAAAGAGGGATAAAGATTAATGGATTTTGGCGAATACCAAACAAAGGCTAGAAAATTTAAAAAGTATTCTAATGAGTATAAAATCACTTACCCAGCATTAGGCTTAGCTTCTGAGGCTGGAGAAGTCTGCGACAAAATAAAAAAAAATATACGGGATGAAGACAACAGTTTGTCTGATGATGACCGTGTAGAAATTCTTAAAGAAATCGGTGATGTGCTTTGGTATTGTGCCATGCTTTGTGATGATATGCATATGCCCTTGGACCAAGCCGCTTTGATGAATTTACAAAAACTAAACAGCCGTCTGAGCCGTGATGTGATCTCTGGCTCTGGCGATAATAGATAATCAACTAAAACATAGAGGTGGACATGAGCAATTACTTTCCAAGTGATTATGAAGAATTTATTTATAAGAGTAGATATGCCCGTTGGCTTGAAGATGAGGGGCGTAGAGAAAATTGGTCTGAGACTGTGCAAAGGTTGTTAGATTATATTAACAACACTACACCTCTTGAAACAGGTGAATTGGAAAGCATACGGACGGCGATAGAAACCTTTCAAGTTATGCCGTCGATGAGGGCGTTAATGTCGGCTGGAAAGGCTTTAGAGAGAGACAATACTTGTGCGTACAATTGTGCTTACTTGCCGATTGATGACCCAAAAGCGTTTGATGAAGCAATGCATATACTGATGTGCGGAACGGGAGTCGGCTTTTCAGTTGAGCGTCAATACATTAACAAATTACCTATTGTACCAGAACAACTTTTTGAGTCTGAAACTACGGTTGTTGTGTCTGATTCCAAAGAAGGATGGGCAAAGGCTTTACGACAAGTGCTTGCCTTGCTTTGGTCAGGAGAAATACCTAAATGGGATTTACGAAAAGTACGTCCGAATGGTGCAAGGCTAAAGACGTTTGGCGGACGGGCTTCTGGGCCTGAACCTCTGAATAAACTTTTTAAATTTGCTGTAAGATTATTTCAAGAAAACGTGGGGCGAAAACTGTCTAGCTATGATTGTCACTCCCTTATGTGCTTGGTAGCTGATGTAGTGGTTGTAGGGGGAGTAAGGCGTTCAGCTATGATCTCGTTAAGTAACTTATCAGACGACAAAATGAGATTTGCAAAAAGTGGTGCTTGGTATTTGCCAGAGGCTTCTCCACATTTTAGCAACTCAAACAATTCTGCTTGTTACACCGAAAAGCCAAAGATTGGTGAGTTTATGAGAGAATGGATTTCTCTTGTAGAATCTGGATCAGGGGAGCGTGGTGTGTTTTCTCGTATGGCTTCTACCAAGCAAGTCAAGAAGAATGGACGGCGTGACCCTAATTACGAATGGGGTACGAATCCATGTTCTGAAATAATTTTGCGAGGACCAAAGCTGGAAGTAGACCCTAAGTCTGGAGAACCGTTAGTGGGCCAGCCCATTGCTGGAACAGGTGGGCAGTTTTGTAATTTAACGGAAGTGATTGTGAGGGAATACGATACGAAAGAAGACCTTCATAAAAAAATACAAATGGCTACTATTATTGGAACCATACAAAGCCAGTGGACTAAGTTTCCGTATCTAAGGAAACAGTGGACTACAAATACTTCTGAAGAAAGATTACTTGGTGTGTCCATGACGGGCGTTAAAGACCATCCTATTCTATCTCATAAAGATAGATCAGAAGAAGGAACAGCCAAACTTATTGCTCTTTTAGAAGATCTAAGGCATACGGCTGTTGAGACAAATAAGAAGTGGGCTGAAAAGCTAGGTATTCCACAATCTACGGCTATTACCTGTGTAAAACCGTCTGGTACAGTTTCTGAGCTAAACAACACAGCAAGCGGATTGCATGAGAGGTTTGCTCCATATTATATAAGAACTGTGAGGGGCGATAAAAAAGATCCCCTGACCCAGTTTATGATGGATCAAGGGATTCCTGTAGAAGATTGTGTAAGTAAACCCGATACGACGGCTGTTTTTAGTTTTCCTAAAAAATCACCTGAAGGTGCGATGTGTGCAAAAGATGTTTCTGCAATTGAGCAACTAGAAACTTGGTTGCTTTATCAACGACACTTTTGTGAGCATAAGCCTAGTGTTACTGTGTATGTTAAAGACTGTGAATGGCTTGAGGTAGGTGCGTTTGTGTACAAACATTTAGATGAAATGTCTGGAGTTGCGTTCTTGCCTTTCGTAGATCATGTCTATCAACAAGCTCCAATTCAAGACTGTTCTAAAGAGGAGTATGAAGAGGCTAAGTCTAAAATGCCATCTAAAATTGATTGGGCAAAACTAGCAGAATATGAACATGAAGACACTACCGTCGCTTCTCAAACACTTGCTTGTACGGGAAGTTCTTGTGAAATTGTGGACATTGCGAGTTGACGTAGTGCGTAATATTTGATATATTATTCTTAACAAGATTCACCTCTTGTTAAAATAGTTGAACCCCTAGAGTAACATCTAGGGGTTTTTTTATGGCCCCATCAAACTGTCTGGCCCTTGTATTGACCTCTTTAAATTTTTTGCGGCATTCTCTACAATTTCTAAAGGCTCTTTTAATATCCCAAGAGTATCTTTCGCCACATCCCATAGATCGTTGAACTCTTTTCTATCATCGTCGGAATATAAAGACGACCTCACAGCGGCTCTCCACATGGTTTCTTTAACTTCTGGGTTAAGCCAATTTATGTTTGCATTAGCAAGTCTTTTAAATTCGGCTGGGTTTGCTAACATATCTTCAGTCAATTTTTTAAGTATTTCATCTGAGTCTAAGCTTTTAATTATAGAGCCAGAGAAAGCCGTAATCCTAGCCCCTGGGCGAGTTAATGGGCCTATAAAAACTTTAACTAAACCGTTGACCGCTGACTGTGCCGCAACTGCCGCCGCTGTTTGAGATTGTCCAATGCTAAAGGATGTTCTTCCTTCGTCTACCCCCCTTGCAATTTTAATAAACTGCTCAAGGCCAGCCATTGTTTGGGAGTCAAACTCTCCTTTACTTTCTCTGAATATTATTTTCCCAGCTTCCAGTATGGTTCCAAACTGTCTTTTACTTTCATTTGTTTTTGAAAGACTGACAGACCTAGCACCTGATGCTGTTTTTTGACCAAACGCCAAGTCACTCACATACTTTGCATAATAAGATCTTAATGCATTTAAAGTAAGAGGGCTGTCTAGGCCTTCTGCAATTCGTACAACTTCTTGTACTCTTTTAATAGTGTTACCGTCGTCTGTTTTTAACAACTTCTCAAAAGCTTTTTCAGGCTCTAAGGTTGGTGCAATATCAACGTCAACACCTTCTCTTTTAACAACAGTCCAAAAATCCTTTAAGTCGTCCTTTTTAGCTTTGTCTAAATTAATTTTTAGTTTATCAGCTTCTTCTTTAATAGTTTTTACCAAAAGTGAAGAGTTGTCACTGGTTTGATTTAACTTAGCTATAAAAGAATTAAGATTTTTTGCTTTTTCTGAAAACCCTGATCTCTCCATCAAAGTAACAAACTGACTTAACTGATTTCCTAAACTAGTTATTTCGTTTTTTGCTAAATCATCAATCCCCCCAGTAGCACTTACTCTAACTTGAACACTCTGTACTATGTCATGCAACATATAATCAAAAAGTTTGTCAGGATCAGAGTTAGGACTTGTCTTTAAAAGTTTTGCAATGTCTGAAGCTGTACTAGTTCTTCCTAGTGGGTTTTGAGAAATTTCTTCAAGAAGCTCAAAGGTCTTTTCCTCAAAAGCCCGTGGCTTTAACGATGTGCCAGCACTAGAGGATAACTCACCTTTCTTAGGTCTAGCTGTTTCTTGCCATACACTGTACCAAGAGGATAGCGGATCATCTACTCCGTTTGCATTTTGTTTAAAGTAAGGGGCAAACTCGTCCACGTAAAACTTCATAAAGGCCTGTGCGTCTTGTGCTAAAACGTTGTCGCCTGTTTGTGATAAAAACTGTACAGAGTCATCATCAATAAACCTTTTTAGATTTATTAGCTGGGCTTTTATTGGACCCTCTGATGAATTAATAAGAGAAACTAATTCAGGCCTAACTTCGTTATGCAGTTTACCAAAATCTAATTTGTTTTTCTTTATTAAATTTTCTAGGTCTACAAGATAATCCGCATCTGTCTTAGGCTGGGGTGCTTTTTTGCCTTTTACCTTTTTTGTTTTAATTGAGAATATTTTTAACAAGCTACTAAGAGGCTTTGAAGAGCTTACTTCACTAGCCATTTTAGTGAGGTTAGGTATATCGTTCATGGCTTTAAGGATGGCGTAAAGACCGTCTTTATTAACTGCACCACCACTTATTTTAGAAGCAAGCTCATTCTTTTTGTTTGTTAATATAGTAGCAGCTTCATCTAATTGCTCAGCTAAATTTCTTGAAGTTTGTACTTTTGTATTAGCTTTTAAAGGATTGCTACTAGAATTTCTTAAAAGAGAATCTACCTTCGATCCTAATTCAAGGTTTAAAGGCATTTCTTTAACAATATTGTTTGAAAGAGTTTCTACTGTTGCTTCTAAGTTTTTAATGTTGTCTGCACCAGGGGCTATGTTTAAGTCTACTCGTTTAGCTTCTACAATGTTTTCAGATGCGTTTGCTATATCATTAAAAGCTACTCCCTCAACCTGATCTAGTGCCTTTTCAGCTTGAGTTATAACACTAGACCTTGAGGTAGATAAAGGTCCACCCGTTCCTTCAAACCCTTTTGCAAATTGCTCAAGTTTTTGAATTACTGGATTAAGTTTTTCCGCTTTTTCTGGATTATTTCTTATTGAATTTTTTAATACAGTAGCTACATCAACCTGTAGGTTTATGATAGGTTTGTTTTTCCCCATCTCTATAAAAATTTCGCTATTTTCCTGAAGGGTTTCTACAATTTCCCTCATTAAAATTTGTTTATTTTCGTTGTTTGCAATTCCTGTCACGCTAGTATTATCCACATGAGATGTTAGTTTTTGTAAAATACCAGCCATTAACTCTTTTCTTTTAGCGTCGGTTCCCTTCATAGTAATACTATAAAGGGGCGAAACCATTCCATGAGCAACGGTGTTATAAGTAAAGGCAATTGGGTACGCAACGGTATTGAAAATACCTGATGCAACTAGAGCATCTGCAAATAAATTTGCTGTATTCGCTAGTTTGCTTGTAGCTACAGTATCTCCTTTTTCAAACCCATCCCATATTTGTAGCATTGCGTCTTCCCCAACAAGAAGGCCACCCGTTTCCGCTTCCATGCCAGAGACTAGAGCTAACGTCCCTGACGCTTCTCTAAAAGCCTTCATTAAGTACTGCTTATATTTTGGGGCTTCAGCGGATACCTTTTTAACAACACTTCTTCCTAAACCATAAGCATTGGCTAAAGGTAGGGCTTCGATTAATAGTAAGTCTCCAAGATTTTGTGTTTTCGCATCTGGAAAACTCTGCCCAAATCCAACAATTTTTTCTCCTAAATCGCTAGTAATTTCTGGTCCACCTAATTTTTCAGAGGTAGCACCAGCCATCCGTATTCCTAAATCTATTACAGAGCCACCAAAAGTTATCCATTCTCCTGACGCATCAAACCCACTAGCAAGAAGTTTTTGGCCTACGCCCGTCGTTGCTTCAGGAGACAGGCCTAACATATCTAGTTCTTCTATACTTGGATCACTAGGTATCTCACCCTTTTGAGCCATTTCTTCCATTTCCCGTTGAGAGTTATCTTTAGAAGCACCCCCAAGAAGTGAAACATTTGAAATATCTTCCATTTCTTCTTTTGTAAAAATACCTTCTCCGCCAAAAATACCCTCTCTTACAGTTTCTGGTTTTGGAATAGTAACAGGTCTAGATAGATTATTTTGGTCTGTCGGAATAACTACAAGAAAACCAGACTTTTCGTCATACACAGTTTCATCAAGACTTTCTAACCGTGCATATTCAGCGTCTGCATCACTCTTATCCATGTCATCCCACATAGACATATGGTATTTTTCTTTTACTGTAGGTTCTTCCGTCTGGGGTAGTGTAGCTTCCCCCTCTCCAGTGCCGCCCTCAATTATCGGTATGGCTAATACTTCAGAACCCGTATCCCACGGATTTTGTGCAGTTACAACTGCCAGTTCTTCATTACCTGTATCCCAAGGATTTACATTAGCCATTTTACGTCCTTATTGTTTTGTTCCAACTTTGCCATCTGTGGCAATAAACTTTTCACCTACTTCAAGACTATCGTAAGCCTCTTGAGCGGAAACGCCGTCAGGTAAATTATCAAAATCTATTCTTATTAACGCTGGGTCTACGCCGTTGTCAGTTTCAATGTTAAGTAAAGGATCACCGCTACTGCTATCAGGTTGAGTTACCTCTGGATTAACTACTGTATTTTCATTCGTGATCGAACTCGTTGCTAACCTGTCAAAATAAATAGAAAGCTCTTTAAATTCTTCGTCACTGTTTTTTAGTGCAGTTAAATTTTTTGCTGTCGGTTTAGGCCTTGCTCCCCCATACTGGTTTGCGTGAGCCTCAAATAGACTACTACCATTAATGGCATTCGCACTATCGTTTATACTTGCATTTTGCCTCTGCATAAACGTTCCTACAGATTCAAAAAAGTTCTTTGAATCTTTAAACCCTAGTAAGAACTTTGAAAATCTATCGTAATCTTTGTTAGACATACTTTGGCCTGTTTGTCCGTAAACTTGCCCCGTTGTGAAAATGGCTAACACTGCCCCAGCAACAAACTGTTTTCTAGCCCCAGCAAGATCTGTAATTTTCTGATTTAATAAATCTCTTAATGATTGACCGCTCTCTAAAAAGTTTATTTCTCTAAGACGGTTCTCTACTTCGGATCTGTTTATCGTTGTATCTTCGCCCCCAAATAAATCATTTACAGTTGAAAATATAGAAGATATGTCAAGTGTAGCGGAAGAAACCGTTGAAGCAACCGTACCCCCAGCGGTAATAACCTTTGGATGTTCCTCTACTATCCCCGTAAGGCGTTTCATTAGACGACCAAAGTTTTTGCTAACGTTAACCATGTCGTTATGTTTTCTAGTATCAATACTTAAAGCATTATGGATGGCTGTAACATTTTCAATTTCTTCTTTACGAGCCATTTGAGTTTCATTATCAACCTTGTTACCATAAGAATCTACAAGCTCATTTTCTTGTGTTACATGGTTATACTTTAAATATAAGTCGTATCGGTAGTTTGTATACGTCACTCCATCTATTGTGTAATTTGTTTTTCCGCCAACTGGTTTCATATCGTTTGTAGAAAGCTGGTTTAAAATTCTTTTAGCGGCTTTAAGCTGGTCAGCACTAGCCTCAGTATTATCAAGTACAGCTAGGGCTTCCATTTTTGTTGATGGCATTTTGTTTTTGTTTTCTGCTACACTTTTCGCCATTGCTATTTTGGTCATAAACGCAAGAGTTTCCTTTGAGGTAGCGAGTGGATTTTCTTCCCTAAAGTGCAGTAAGGCCTCATGATCAAAAGTTTTTGGTAGGTTTGGATCAGTTGTACTCAAAGAACTTTCTATAGTTTCTAATGTTTTTTGTACGGTTTCATCAAGGTCACCTTTATCGGTAACACCATAGGCCTGTAACACTTTTAGTTCGTACCCTTCATAATCTGTTTTGGTATCAACATTTCCTACATCAGGCATTTTAGAAAGAGATGTGGCATACTTTCGACGTTGTAGGTAGATATCAAAAGCAAGATCAAATCCTTTTGCATCCATAGCGTCTTCTACAGCCTTTAAATACGCTTCTTCATCATCTCCAAAATCCTTTCTTGCAATATCCCCAGTTTGTTTAACCACAATTTGCCTAAACGTATCAAAGTCTAAGGCTTCAAGATTTTTTGGATTATTTAACATCTCCCGTCTATATCGATCGTCTTCAGAGGTTATCATAATTTTTTTAAGGTCATCTAATGCGTTATATCTTTTAAACGCTGGATGGGCTTCGTCACTGGGTTTAAAGTCAGGGAATTTTGCTAGTAGCTCTGCTTGTGCGGCTAAAACACCGTCAAAGGTCTTTGGAAACTCTACGTTTGCTTTAAGCCTAACATTACTAGCATTAATCTTCGTTCCGTGCTTTGAAATAGAACCTACTAAATACTGTTCCGCCTCGTCTTCAGACAAGTTATAAGCGTTCATAGCTAATTTAATAGCCTTCTTTTTTCCTCTATTGCCAGAATTAAAGTACGTTTGCAGACCGCTCAGTAACGTTTCTTCTTTTTTGTTTTCGCTGTCTATAGCACCGCCGCCTTGAAACTTTTTTGCATACGTCGCTAAAGTCGTACCAAACTGATCGTCAGGGTTATTATTTCCTTTACTTTTAACAAACGAAACCATTCCACCGAACCCACCAAGATGAGCGGCGGCTATCATCCCATTCCTAGTAATAGGCGTACCGTCTTTAAGCTTTGCTTTATTTTCGGAGAGTTTATTAAAACCTATTTTATTTATTCTTTTATCTAGGTCTTTTAAATGCCATAGCATTACTTTATTTTGTAATTCTGGACTATTTAAAAATTTAGCATTAAAAGACTTTTTTGTTTTTTCGCTTTCGTAGTCAACAGAGTGTACATCCGCCCAATCTTTTAATCGTTTTTCCGTAAACCCATAAAGACCCATAGCATACGTTCCTTTTTGAGAGCCTTTCTCAATAAGTACATTTGCTGTATGATCTCCACTACTTTCTTTTTCCGCTAGTTCCGCCATTAAAGTTACATAGGATTCTTCAGGAGAAACTAGCTCAACTGCCTTTTCTGCTTTTTGTTCTGAGGGAACAATTATTTCCAAGTTACCTTCTTGTATATTTTTGAAAAGGTCACCACGAACTGTATCAGTAACCCCACGATTCAAAAATTGTTGTGTTACCCAACCAGTGTAAGCATCGTCCCAACTTTCATCTTTTTTAAATTCTTTTAAATGTGCTTGAATGGTAGCCCACTCTGCATCAGCCTTGGCCTGTAGCGTTTTGCTTGATTCTATTTCTCTTAAAAAACTCAAAGATAGAGAGTTGGCCTCTTTAGTGACACTCTCATCAATAGCCATTATGCCTTCCATAAAGTTAGCGGCTGTTTTTGCCACAACACCCCCTCCAGAGTTTCTAGACTGTGCTATTGCTCTGCTTCTATAGCTATCGCCTTTAAACTGTAATACCATTTGTTCATCCTGTGTGTTTGAGGCATAAAAAATAAGTAAACAACATAGAGTCGCCCCTAGCATTGTATGAAGAAGTTTTATGCGGCTTCTTCGTCTTCTTGGGCTACGCCCATCATAGCTTCTTGTTCTTCTGTAGAAGCTACAAAGTCGTCATCAACTGCCATTATACCTACGGGGGCTTCTTCAACGTCTTCCTCTAACATATTTAAAACTTCTCGCTCTGGCCCCTCTTCATTTTCAGCAGCCATCATGGACTTCATTATTGCTGGAGTCATGATTGTAGGCGTATCTTTCCAACCCTTTTCAAAAGTAATTTCTTGTTTTTCTGCCAACATTTCTAAAGATTTTGCAATTGGCCCACAGACTAGAATGCCAACATCAACAGTCACAATGCCGTCTTGGACCATCTGAAGCATGGCATGAGTTGTAAGGTCTAAAATAGACAATCCGCTTGCCATAGACGATGTATAAAAAGACATTTTCTCAGGGTCTGAAAGCCGTTTAATAAAAAACTCTACGCCCTCGTCATAAGTGTTTAGTTCAGGCGGCCTATGCCATGCATAGTTTCGTGTATCTGAAGTGTAATTTTCCCCAGCAATAGGCCCATCAAACATCCTTTTTGTCATTCTTCTTTTCCTTTTTACTGTCTTCAGACCCCATATCTGTGAAGTACTCCAGGGTATATATTACCTCCCCAGCTTCCTCCGTTGTTTTAGCTAAAGGCTCTCCTTTGTAGAAAGACTTGATGCTTGTTTCGACGGCTTGTCGTAAATTCATTCCCACTTTAAAAGCCTCCTGTTAAAGCAAATTTAGTTCCCATTGCTGCGGCGGCTCCTAGTACAGAAGACCAGATGCTGTCTTTAGAAGCGGACTTGCCAGCGGCTATTTCAGCTAGTGCTAGTTGTCTGTCTTTATCGTTTTCGCCAATCTTCACAACGTAATCCAACAGCATATCAGCCTCATCCCAAAGCTGGTTCATCACTTCAAGCTTTACTCCAAGAAGGTTCTTTGCATCTTGAGAAGCGGCATCTGCTTTAGTTTTGTATTCAGTTAGGATTACATTTTGTTTCCATTCAGCAATTGCCGTATCAATATTAAACTGCATATTTGCTATAAATTGCTCACGGTTAGTTTGCAAAGATGCGTTAAACTCAGAGTTATCGTTAAGTTCGCCGACGTTAAACTTTTTCATGTTGTTTACTTGTTCAGCAACAAACATTTCAGCTTGCGTACTTAGGTTATCATAAAACATATCCATTTTATTTTGTTCTGACGCTGTAAATAATCTTTGAGCGTTTACAGCTTTTTGGTCTTCAAAAAGTCCTGTTACTCTCGTTTGTGTGTTGATAACTTCTGCTTCATTTTGGATAGTTAAGTTTAACGTATCCATTTTTAAGAATGCTTCGGCGTTTTGAATTGCCGCTTTTGTTTTTGTGTCTACGTTTGTCATCTCAAAGTTAGATAAAACTTTTGCTTTGTTGATAGTAGTTTCTTGCCGATTTGTAAGGTTCCTTATTGTCAGGTCTTTGAAAAACCCTGAGTCAGCTTCAGCTACTGGGAGAGTAGATTCCATTAACGCAGTACACATTGCCGCCAACGCTCCAGAGCCAGACATACCTGTAAACGCAATATTTCTAGAGACATTTCTTGATAATGCCTGACACCAAGTAGGTATCTTAGGGTTTCCGTCTTGATCAACAAATTGTTTACTAAGTATTTCAAGCTGTCCTAGCATAGTAGCTTTAGTGTCTGTGTAGTTTCCTTCGCCTAGTTCCTGTGCGAGTAGTTTTCCAGAAACTGTGCTGGTATCAATGATGTTACTAATATTTTGCGTTTCATACTCTTTAAGAGCTTCGCCAACGTAATTCTTAGTCCCGTCTGAATTAACCCCTGTGGCAGAACCTTCCATGTCAATAGTAAGACTTTTGCCGTCTACTAAACTTTCGTCAGACACCTTACCCGTAATAGGGTCTACGTTATACTGTTCTCCTGTTAAAGAATCTGTAACAGTATCTGCGTCGTATGTATCAGCGTTTTTTGCTGTAACTTGGTCAATAAGAGTAAGGTCGCTTACTTTTACTTGATTTACATTAGCTGTAGGAGTCTCTCCCTCTAATCCGTAGTTAGGGTTTGTAGAATCTATCACTGCACCGTCTTGGTCTGCGTCTATTGCGGTCAAGCTGTCAGAAACGCTTAAACCAGCCCCTGTTAAAAACCCTTCAGGGTCGTCTAGCAAACCTTTTATACTTTCGTCTTGATTAGCTACAAGCAGTTTAGCCTCTTCCATGTAGCCAGCCATATCGCTTTTTAGTTTAGTTTCTTCTTCTTCAACCATTTGCTCAAATTCTGTCTTTTGACCAGAAGTGCCGTCTGTTTTTTCTTCTTTAACTCCGTTTGAATATTTGTCATATTGCCCCGTAGTTGAATTAAACTTGTAAGTGTCGTGGCCAACTTTAAAATGGGACGGTTTGCCGTCTTCCCCCATTATAATTTTCTGACTTTCCGCACTCCATTCTGAACTAAAGGTTATTTTTTTACCGTTAGAGTCGTAATCAGGAAGACCGTCGCCGTCTACATCTCTAGATTTATCATATCCGCCTTTGTTTTCGTTAGCTGAACTATCCCAATAAGGGTTTTGTTTGGCGGCGGCTAGAGGGTCAGTAATGGATAGCACCGCTAGTTTTAATAGGTCCATTCCACCAGACTCTGCACTGGCTATGCCTGTCATTGCATTGCCTTCAGAGTCTACATTAAACTTTCCTGTTTCTGAATTAAAAGAAGCGTCTTCGCCCCCGTCTGAAGCAAACTCGTTAACCGCATTAAACGCTTTAGTCGCCCCACTATTTATACTTGATATCCCAGATTCAATGGCTCCCGTAACAGCGTTTGCACCTGTCTCAAGAGTTTCTTTAAAGGTTTTATCGCTACCTACTGAAGCCTTTTCTATTTCAGTGTTTTGTGCCGCCATTGAGCTTGCATTCAGCATTAGTTCACTCCCTTTTTAGACTCTGCATGACAGGCTTCTACTTTCTTTCTCAGAGCGTAGTAGTCTTCTAGAGTGTCTATAGTGTTTGTCATGTTTACAAACTCTTCTGCTTCAACAAGTTCGTCAGCAATAATCCCACCATGATCATCTGCGTAACTCTTTAAAGTTGGGCAGTAAATTTCCATGTTTGTTCTATAGACCGTCTGACCGCAATTTGTTAATAAAGTCATCGTGATTACGAGGACGGTCATCTTCAATAATTTGTTCATGCTCTGCCATCTTTTTGTAAAAATCTGCTCTTTTTTCAGCTTTCTCAGCTTCTTCTTTTAAAACAGTTTGCTTAACTTTTGCCCCACCCCCCATTCGTCCAAGGACGTACAGTATAGGAAGACCTACAGATAAAAGTATAATTACGGCTGTTTTAATTTTTCCTGTGATAAGACCAATCATTCTTTGTCTCTTTCGTACTCTCTAATAACTTGGTGGAGAACGCCTTTTTGAGTGGTTATTACTAGTATGTTTCCATCGTCGTCGTAGGCAATAAATCTACTTTTTGGTAGGCTTGCTACTTTGACCACGACACTAGTGAACCCCTTCTTTGTGGTCTTTAAATCTAGCGTAAGCGGCTAAACCTATGCCAGCTATCGCACATACAAGAAACAAAGTTTTTAAGCTGTCGGAGTAACTTGTAAGCCCTTCTAGTTGAGTGCTTACTTCGCCCATTGCGGTAGCGGCTCCAGCTATACCAACACCAGCCATTGTCTTACTTTTTGTAAGAGGTTTTGGGGCTTCTGCCTGTGGCTTTTGAGCCATGATATCTCCGCCATCATCTGCTAGTTTTGTATCCATAGCAAATAAAGCGGCTTCGGCAGAGCGTCTTCTAGTAAGGCCTCTTAAAGGAGTAAGAGTACCATCGACACGGGCCTTGTTCCATCGCATCAATTGTTCTGGAACTTCGTCATATAAACCTTTATTAAGTTTCTTTAAAAGAGTGGAAGACTTAAATGCTGGCTCTCCTAGATTATAGATAAATGAGGTAAGAGCATCAAATTGATGTTGTGTTAAAGGAACATTAACTAAACGATAAATACATTTAGAATGATCGGTAAGCTCGTCTAAAAGTTTAGTCTCCGCCTCATCCTTTGTAATACGCATTCCAGAGCGTACACCTCTGCATACACCCCATCCTATAGTCCACTTTCCTGCTGGACATCTATATGCATGAACTAATCCATCGTCTTTAAGTTTATGAAGCCCCTCAAACTTCTTTACTAAGTTAACGCCTGTTACTGAAACTTGATCTGGGTGCATGGTCACTCCTATGCCATTAATCCGCTCTGTGCATACTGAGCAAATAAAGTATTTAAGTTAATTGAGGTTTGATTGGTTCTTTGGCCCAAGCTGTCAAAGGTACTTGTGATCAAGTTTCCTGTAGCATCAATAAGCCTAGCGAAAAGACCACCATCAGCGGAAGTATTTTCAGCTATTAATTTTCCATTTGTGTCAAAAGCTGTCGCTACTTGGCTAAGTACAGGTAGCATTGCATTAGACGGGTCTTGGGCGGCTAACTCATTAGCGGACGTTTTTATAGCATTTAAAGCTGTTAGATATTGGTTTTGACTTTGAACTTGGTCATCATTAGTAGGCCCAACACCTTGAGTAACGCTTTTAGCAGTGTCACTGTACATAGACGAGGACGACGCTGGAGAAGCCGCCGCTACTGTTGGCGATTGACTTGCTATAGCCTGTCTTTGCTGTTGTGCCATGTCAAAACCACCAGCAACACTCGACATAAGCTGCCCTTGCTGTTTGTTCGCCTGTGTTGTGTTTTCATCGTAGGTAGTTCTAAAATCTGTAACGTCACTCTGCACACCTCCTAAAGAGTTTTGCATTGTTGCCTGTCCTTCGGCAAGACCGCCATAATAAGTGTCGGCTGACACAGACATTTTGTTTAAAGACTCTGCTAATGTTGTTTGGCCTGACAAAATATCCGAAGAAAGTTGCTGTATTTGAGCGTCAGTAAGATTAAATTTATCTTGGATTGCCTGTTCTATTGACGCTGTGTTGGCTGTTTGTCCTTCAGCAAGACCGCTGACACCTGACGCAATATTATCTTGATTTGTTAAAACAGTTCCAACACTGTCTGTAACGCCTGATACTTGATTAGCTATGCCTGTTACTTGATCGGACACTCCTGTTACTTGAGTTCCCACCCCTGTCACGGCGGTATTAACACCAGCTATTTCACTAGCTACAGCATCTACCTGATCGGACACTCCTGTTACTTGAGAACCAACGCCGCTTACTTGGGTTCCTATACCACCTACTTGATTAGAAACTCCTGTTACTTGAGAGCCAACACCGCCTATAGCATTGGTTACGCCTGAAAGATCTACAGATGGAGCCACAACTTCAGATGGAGCCATAACCCCAGAGTTGCTGTTACCGTCAGCAGTAACGCTGGCATTTCCAGAGGATTCATCTACGTTAGGACCAGCGGCCATAATTCCATTTGAGCTTGCCGCCGTTGTTTCTGAATTAGCAATAGCATTGTTATTAGCAACAGCCTGAAATATTGGATCTTCTGAGGTGTATCCTGATGATGCCACTGCGTTAGCACTAGGGCTGTATCCCGTATCGTAAAATTTTGGATTAGTCGTAGCCCAGCCTTCATATGTACTGTTTTCCATAGGCGAACCTGTACTAGGGTGTAGGGCTTTTCCAGAACTAGGGTCCAACGACCATCCGTGCTTATCAACTAAAGCTTTATCAACCGTTGTTAGGTATTGTGACATATCTTATTTCCTATTAATTAAGAGAATTTTACAGCTAAATACAGGCTGTTTTTTACAATACAAATGTTGTGAAATTACTTGTTATTATACACTTTTTATAACAATTTTACAAGGTTTTATTGTTATAGCTAATTGGCGTAAGTAGATGGCGTTTCTTAGTTCTTACCATTGTAATGCTACACCTTCTAGAACAGTATAACTAATGTTATTGCAAGTGTTATTAGAGAACAACCCATTTAAGCGTTGTTTCATCCCACTTGTAATCCTTATCATCACTAGGGTAAGCTACAGGGGCATTCCAAACACAAGTATCTTCATCTAATACCCAAGAAGCAAAAGGTTGAGGAGAAATAAAAGCGTCCTTATCCTTATCGTAAGAATATCCTATTCCTGCGTAATTTTTTCGTAAAGGAGTTCCCCCTGTTAAGTGAACGCCTTTTTGTGTGTTATATGATGTTTGTATCCATTCGCCTGAACTTGTGTCAACGAAAGTATTAAAAAATTCTGCTTCTGCAACAATTACTTTTACAACTTTTTCGTTTACAACTTTTGCGTAGTGTGCCATTTTGTTTCCTAACCTGTGTATGTGCCAGAAGCAGTAAATACTAAAATAGTATCTGTACTATCAGTAGTCACCGTAGGTGAACCTGTTGTTGTTCCAGAATATGCCGCTGTGGGCATCCTTAAAATAACGACTCCAGAACCACCGTTACCGCCACTAGCACCATCTCTTGTTCCTCCTCCACCAGATCCTGTGTTTACAGTTCCGTGTTCCCCTGCGGTGATACTTCCATATCCATCACCACCGCCACCTACACCACCAGTAAAAGTACCAGAAGGATAACCCCCTTTTCCTCCACCACCTGCACGAAAAACGGAAGTTCCTGTTATTGTTGAAGCAACGCCAGTTCCTCCAAAACCACCAGAGGCAGTACCAGTTGTAGCTTGTCCTACTGCACCTGCTCCACCACCACCGCCACCTGCCGAACCACCGCCGCCACCTCCAGCGTAACCTTGGTTTGTTGTTCCAGATCCACTACCGCCATTATTTTGACCACCGCCTCCACCAGAACCGCCATTATTTACAGCCCCTAAACCTACAGCGTATCGACCTCCTGCACCTCCTCCAACAGTAGTGATGTCTGTTATGTCTGATCCTGCGATTGACGATGCATCCCCTGCTGACCCAGTCCCTGCAATGCCTGTACCCCCTGCTCCTACGGTAATTGTATATACTGTAGAAACATTAAAAGTTAAGGCACTCTCAGAACTACCACCGCCACCACTTGCTTCATTGTTGTAAGAGGCTCTATAGCCACCTGCCCCACCGCCTCCTCCAACTCCAAGTGAAGGTGTTGAACTACCTGCTCCTCCACCTGCAATGACTAAAAAATCAGCACTATAGGCTGTAATAGGAGCAACATTGACAGTTCCCTTGCCAATATTTTTCCAGACATTTGCATTAGCAGTTGCATCTGTACAAACATAACCCTCGCCACTCGTTTTGTTTATCCAAAGGTGTCCGATAGCAGTAGGGTTAGTTGATATTGTAGGGTCTGAAGTAGATACGGTAGTGTCTGTTAGAGAATTAAAAGTTCCACCGCCAACTACGGCAGGTGTAAACGTAAATACGCCAGTAGAACTGTTGTAGGCTAGTCCTCCAGAGCCAGACGCAGAAGCGGTTGTAACCGATAGAGAGGGTGATGAAGACGCACTTGCCGCTTGCCATGTCGTTGAAGAAGTTTGATAAGTATAAACTACTCCCCCCAAAGTAGCTGTATCGCCATTAGAAGGGCTGTTTGGAAAATTTAAAGCCATTAATTATCTCCTTAGTATTTAAGTATGACTATGCCACTACCGCCTGATCCACCTGCACCGCCGCCACCACCAGTATTAGCTATGCCGTTTACAGTAGATACTGGTGAAGTTGTACTATTTACACCATCTCCTCCACCGCCGTATTCACGATTTGCGTTATCATTAAATACCGCAAGAGAGGGACTCAAAGTGCCTGCGTTATAGGGAGTTGATGAACCACCAGAAGCAAACCAACCACTAGTTCCAACTGCTGTGCCAAATTCAGAGGAAAGGTCTTTACCTATTCCGCCATCTTGTCCTGCATTCCAATTGCCCCCTGAAGCTCCTGCACCTCCACCGCCAGAACCGTAGGGATTGGAATTACTACCTGTACCTCCTGCATTACCAAATCCAGTTGAATTATATGTGTTTACACCATCGGATGTATTAGAAGGTTGATTTCCTGCTCTGGGGTTAGCAGAACCAGTAAAGCCGTACCATGCACCACCGCCAGATCCTCCAGTTTCATTGTTATTAGAACCATCAGCCGCACCACCTCGACCACCACCATTAGCCGTTAAGGTTTTCGATCCCCCTACGATGGTTGTATTAGATCCAGAAGCGTGAGTACCTCCAGTGTTATTCACGACTCCCCCTGCTCCGATTGTTATTGCATATGATGATGCACCTGAAACATTCCAGTTTGTAATGTGGATGAGTCCTCCAGAACCACCACCAGTTCCACGGGCTGTATTATTATATCCTCCAGAACCACCGCCACCAACAACAAGGGCTTCAACCGTAGTAATCCCTGTTGGGACAGACCAAGTACCATTAGAAGTAAATGCAACTTGAACAGGAGCTTTTACTATTATAGAAAATGCCCTATCGACATAAAGCCCTGTACTATCAGTAGCCCTTATCGTAAAGTTTGAGGTAGCATCAGTTCCAACTGCATTCGCTGTACCAGAAATTACCCCATTAGAAGCTAAACTTAGTCCTGTAGGGAGACTTCCAGATTGTAATGCAAACGTAACACTAGCACCAGTTACTGCAATTGTTGAAGTTGTTAGATTTGATGCAGTTCTAGCCGAATTAAACAGTGTACCAAGAGAACCTGCTGCTGTCGTAAAAGAAAACCATGCAGCAGTATAGTTTTGGGTTGTTTGAGCAGTATTAATAGAATCCGTAGCGGAAAAAGTAAGACTAAAAGTCCCTGCATAACTACTGTTTGTAGACGGAGTTACTTTGAAAAATCTATTTGTTGTGTTTGTCGAAGCATTTAAAGCTGAATAAGTACCACTAGATGTGCTAGATGTACTCACGGCAGCAGTTGCACCTCCCCCATTCGTAAGACTCCCTGTTGATACTGTATACGAATATTGTAGAGTAGTTCCTTCATCAGTATCTGTGGCTGTTATTTCAACTAAAGTTGCAGTTCCATCTGTTGCTAGAGAAACATTTGCACCAGAACTAGGGGCTGAAATTGTAGGAGTAGTATTAACTACTGCCATTCTATACCAACCACTGCCATTCCAAATATAAAAACCAGTATTAGCCGTAACAAAAGCTAAATTTCCTGTAATATTATTACTGGTGGGCAACGCACCTGTATTTGCATAGACTGCAACACCTGACCCTGAACTACTAGAAGAACTACCAGTACCGACTTGTACCCACTGGCTAGAGTTGCCATCATTGTAATAGATGTACATTTTAAGGTCAGCCGAACTATACCACAAATCTCCTGCGGAGGGAGATGCAGGGGCAGTATCTGAAACAGTTACGCTAGAGCCACCTCCTGCTGCATCCGCAGTTTCAGAGCTACCGTCGCTTGTATTAAACTGAACTGCACCTGTAGTTGAATTTCTTTTTACAACAACTTTATCTGTACCTGTACCTAATTGAATTTCGTTAGCAATTATTTTTTTAAATGCACCAGAGCTATCTTTAAACTCTGCATCCCCATTGCTGTCTTTTGATATTTTTAAACCACCAATATCAACAGTTGATGCTGAGAAAAAGCCATCGTTAAATCGAGCCGTGTCTGACCCTAGACTAAACGCTTCGTGTGACGCAGGAACTATATTGCCAGTGATTTTTCCGTCTGCTCGATCTCTTGCTCTACTCATTTATTTGCTCCTGCCTGCCTAAAAATGTTAATTTTTCTTTAGATCCAATAATTCCATCTTTTGTAAAAGTGTTAAATGCCAAGCTATATCTGTCTTCATCATTCTGGTTGTATGATACAGAGTGCAGTAAGGGTGAAGGGAAAATAATCACATCACCACTTTCTATTTGTGTATCATGGGACAGAGCGTTAAAGGGAGTTATGTTTTTATATTCAACTTGAAGTGATGTATGAGGTATTGGGTTATAAAAAGTAATTGGAGTTGATTCAGTTGTTTGAAAATAAAAAACTCCACTTAATATAGAATTGCTATGCCAGTGTTTACTGTGCATTGCTCCTTTGGTATTTAAATTAGTCCAACTAATAGTAGGGACTACTCGTTCAACAGCACTCCAGATATCTTCCATATAGTAGTCTAAAGTTTCTTGAATAAACTTTTTTATTTTTACTAACTCAGGTTTTTCTAAAATATTTACTTCTTCAGAAAAAGCGTGATCGTAACCATCTCTGTACTTAATTTTTGTTTTTATATACTCAAGTTCGTTTAAAAATGCCTTGTCGTAAGATCGTTTTAAAACAGATGTAGGGAATAAATAAATTGGTTCAGTTGTCATTTTGGCACACAATCCTCAGGTAATGGGGGGAAACTAGGGTCGCTTTCGTTATGTTCATAATTATTCAAATCCTTTATTCGTTGTTCCCATCCTTTTATTTGCACTTCATCCGTAAGTGTATTTATTAACTCATTTGCCGCAGCTATTTCTTCTTGTGCCGCTGCTAAAAAATGCTCTCTTATTGAGTTTTTTTTCAAAATTAAGTCTGTACCTGTTAATTGAGTTTTTTGGGGGATAGCCGTCCATGTACCATCAATCTTTTTTATTAGTGGATCAGATATTCGTTCATAAAAACCAATAGTGCTTTCAAATGATCTGTCATAAATTTCTGTAACATCTATTAATTCATACTCACAATTTTCATCATTTAAATTTATGCCTGCATTTTCAATACTATCATGTGGATGAAGACCTTCGACTGGCTCTCCATTTACAATTTTAATCCATTGCCAAGTTTTTGTTGCCATTATTGATCTGCCACATTCGTTGAAGGGTATGCACGGTTATTCCCCCACATTAGCCTTACTGTTCCAGGGGCTCCTGCCGCACCATATGACGATGGCCCATAATTCCACATTGCACCACCGCCACCGCCTCCGCCTCCGTACAGACCCCCTGATCCAAACTGCACTGATCCACCGCCGCCGCCGCCTGATCCATAATATCCACCAGTACCGCTGAAAGTTTGTGCTGACCGTGTTACCGTTCCACCGTCTTGACCACCAGAGCCTCCTCCACCGCCTCGTACTATTGAATAAGAGTTGTTGCTAGATCCTACCGCACCGCCAGAACCTGTAGACCCCACACCTAAAATTCCTACTCCACCGCCGCCTGCACCTTTTCCTACACCTTGACCCCAATTATAAGCATAAGTACCTCCTGCACCTCCTGCACCGCCAGAGTTTACAAGAGCGTCGTATCCTGCCGTGCCACCTGTCGAATTTGAAGCCCCTCCATCACCCCCTGATCTACATAGGCTAGGAGGGTTGGGGCCTTGGTTTGCTCTAGAATCAGCGTTTCCACTAGAATTTGAATATCCTGACGCACCGCCTCCACCGCTGCCACCCTGATTTCCTTTACCGCCTCTTCCACCCCTTACTGTCTGATTAGAGTCTTCATTAGAAATGGTACTATTAAAGATAAAACTAGTACCATATTTAGTAAGCGTTCTCCCTGGATTAGTCTGGTCTCCATGCTCCATTTTTATGCCCTTACCAGTATAAGCTTGGTCTTGGTATTGGGCCCCATCTCCTTGATTCCAAGAAGCGTAAGGAGTATTTGATGCTCCAGGCCACCATTTCATTCTAAGTTTAGAACCATAATCGTAATACGGAGATTGCCAATTTACATAATAACTCCATTGAAATTCAACTACAGGAGCTACGGTTGATCCTGCACCACTAACATCAATATGATTCCAATACCCCATGTTACCGCCTGCACCACCCCATCCTGCCGTTAGTTGGTTGGAAGCTGTATATCCGCTACGCCCAGGGGTTATAATAAATACACATATAGTCTGAACGCCCATAGGAAGAGTGTATTGAGTAGTTCCACTTGTTCCTATAGGAATAAGAACTTGGCCTGCAATATTTGCTTCCGCACCGTACCACTGGTTAAAGGATAAAGAATTACTACCAAGTACTCCTGTAGGTTCAGTTATTAGTTCTCTAATATCTGTGTCATTAATAGTAGCAGTAGTTGTGGAAGTTCCCCCTGCTTCTACATGAATTTGATCTAATGAAATTGCACCGCTAGTTTGTAATGCCATTTTACTTTGCCTCCAACTCTTTAACTTTCTCAGACAATTCTTTGACAGCTTCGATCAAGTAGCCAACAATATTTCCGTA